ATCATAAGCAGGACGTTCCCAATAATATAAATATTTGCCTTCTGCGAAAACTCCAAGATTGTCCTTTATCTTAACACCAAATATCGCACCAAAATCGTAATCATGCCATTGCATCCACATTGGATCCATAAACATAAATTCGTGTGGCTTCTTTTTATCTTCTTTGTGTTGTGCATAAGCATCTGCATTGTGATAAGAATATGTATCATGTCCATAGTGATACGGCATCCAATTACCCCAAGCATGTAGCCACCAGCTATCACCATAATGATAAAAGTCAGCACCTAAAACTATAGATGTTTCGCGCTGAAATCCTAAATCTTTCTTGACTCCACCAATGTATTCTTCTAACATACCTGGAAAATGATAAAGAAAATATTCTCTATCTGTATATGCGAAGATGCGACCATTATCATCTCTCCATAACCAATCGTGTCCCCAATATTCACCACCTTCATTCCAAAATGGTCCACCGCCTTCAATTGGTCTCAAATCACCTGTAGCAGGATCATATTCGTATAGTTGTTGTTTTAACCAGTTACCATCTTCATCTTGCATTGTTGGATCAAACCACATATTATCATCGATTCCAAATGCATCTTCAGCAAAATTCCACCATTGTCCTCTATACCAAGTAGTGTCTAAAATTGCAGCATCAAATCCATATACTGGGTGTTGTCTGTGTTTTACTCCTGCGCTAAAGCTAAATTTATTGTCCATAGCATTTGCTTTTAATCTAAAGTCTGCAGAACCGTAGTTTATTTCTTCTAAACCTAATTCAGTCCAAGCTACTTTAGCAACGTACCACGAACCAACATACCTTAACCAATATTCTTGATTTAAGTATTCATTGCCCCATTGTCTACCTTCTGACCACTTAACTAAATATTCCCAACCTTTAACAGGTCCAAATGTAGCACTTTCGTTAGCATTTTGTTCTGATCCATCATACCACTCTCCGCCTTTTCCTGCGTTTCTAACACCTCTTTTAGGTTCATATTTAAATCTGCCAATTTTTCTAATACCAAAAGATTTTTGAAAGTCAGGTTTTAACTCTCTTTCAGACCTTTCAAATACTAAATCGCCTGTAGATAAACCACCTACAATTGCAAATCTATCATCTTGGTATCTTGGAGCATTTAAACTAAAACTAGCATAAGCTGTTGAATACTTAAAAAAGTTTACAAAAAAGTTGTTATCACTTACCTGGCTAAACAAAGATGATGTCATTAATAAACCTATGATAATTTTCTTTAACATCTTTTTTCTCCTAATTACTTACCCTTAGCTACTGAAGCTCTTCTATACTCAGTTACCAGCTTTTTAATTTCACCGATAGCTTTTCTTGCTCTTCCTCCTGCAGCTTTATTACCTTTTTCTGAATGTGTTGCATGGTTCTCTTCAAACACATCCCACAAATCTTTAATTTCGTTATAAATACTTTCCATTACATTCTCCTATTATTAAATATCAAATCTTACAACAAATGATAAAGCTAATTCCGGGTCATTTCTAATTGGCCGGGAAACTTTAGCAACTGCCAATAATTCATTTAAATCGTTATACAAGCCAATTGATGTGATATAAGGAGCAAAAAATGAATGAGTTGCAAAAGATTCTACATCTGTTGCTGCCTCGTAAGCGCTTGTTGTATTGTACGCACTTTCTGCAGGACTTGGCAATATTGCTCTAAGTTTTTGTATTGCAGATTGCGTTACATAGCTATTACCTTTCCAATAATAATCGTCTTGTGTAACAACGGTTGAATTAATATTCATGCTACCACTTCTACCAGGTGTTATACTTATGTTTCTAGTTCTATTAAATGTGTTTGGTGGTATAATACATCCAAATTCATATTCTTGTATTGTCTTTGTTGAATCCCATTCAAGCTTCCAACCGTTGGCACCAGATCCCTGCCCTACAGTTCCATAACTTCCTGTATCAGTTACTATTACTAAACCTAAATCGTAATTTACAACACCTATTGCAGAGCCAGATCCGTTAACAGCCTCAGGACTACCGCTTAAATAATTTGTTTCAAAGTCTGTATCATATAAATTACCGTAGCCATCATCTTTAATTGATATTACACCATTTGTAGAGTAGTCTGTTATTTCTATAGAACCTGTCTTTATACCTTCACCATATAATCTTTGTGGTATGCTAAAAACATTAAACTGATCGTGGTATGTTCTAATTTTTAGTGTTTGATAGTCTGGCACTGTATTGCTTGATGACTGTATTCTTCCTCTTCCCCACGGCCTATGATATTTATCAAATACAAATTGAGGTTGAGGAGATGTAGTACTTTTATCACTTCCAGTGATTGCATATCTAAAAAACATATTGTATACTTCATGCCAGATAAGATAACCATATTTTGTATACGTAACACCACCAGAAACTAAAGAAAATTGTGGCCCGGACTCTGATAGAGAACCTGTAGAAAATTGGTGTAATTGAGCTCTTGTTGCCCTAGTGCCTTGAGTTGACATAACACCTAAATACTGTGTGTTATCTGTTGCTCCGAATTTTTGTGCCATAAATCTCTTATGTACTTTTATCGGAGTCACTCTCTTGTCATCTGGATCTATATCTCTAAACATTTAGTGCACCTATGTTTTCTATAAATATACAATAACATCTTTAGTTTTCAAATAAAAAAGCCCTGGACTTGCAGGGCTTAGTTATATGTTAAAATACTTCTTTAGAAGTCTAATCTTACTTTAATTAATGCCTCTCTACTAGTCGACTTTAATACAGGTTTTGATAGTTTTGCAACTGCTAATAATTCATTTGCGCTGTTATACAAACCTACTGTAGTTATGTAAGACTTAGGATCATTTCTAAACGAAGGTATCGTTAAGTCGCCAGCATCTCCTGTCGTATATGTAGGATTTTGACTGTGGTTATATTGATTATGTCTTACTCTACAGAAATAGTGTGTAGACTTAATTTGTTCTTCACGCCTTGCTGCAAAGTAGCCAGTAGCTGTGTTTTCACTGTTACCTGCGATTGCATTATAAAATGCTTGGTTATTATTACCGTTAACATTTGATGCGGTATTATAACCAGTCATTGGGATACCGTTAGCATCATCTAATAATAGTGTAGCATCTAAAATTAATAATCCTGATTCAGGATAGAATTTTCCAAATGATGCTGTTGATGCACCACCAATAACTGCATTACCAGAAGAAATAGAACCAGATACAATATTAAATTCTCTAGCAGTGTTTCTTACATTAGGATCGTTAGTAGCACCACTGTCATCTATAAGATGTAATACCTTACCTGTAGATCCTGAAAGCCTAAGTTCCCAGTTACCTGGATCCATCTTTTCTTTTAGTCTTCCTCTGTTTAAACTGACTGCGAATATTGTATCAGTATCTGCATCTGTTCCACCACCTTGATAAGCACCTGCTTGGAATTTTTCAGTGCCTTGTGGTAATAATAAATTTCTTAATTGTCTATAGATTGCTTTTGAAGCTGCATTATCATTATCACCTGATAGTGAACCACTTCCACCATAACTTCCAAAAGCAAGTGAGAATTGTACTGAAGCAGTGGCATTTGTTCCTACGACACCGTTGTAAATGTCAAAGTAATGTTCACCAGTACTTCCTGTTTGTGTTGAAGATGTGTAAAAGTTTGTTAGTGTTCCAACACCACCAGACCACATCCCAGATGAGACTACGCTTATCTGTCCTGTTTTTATATCGTTTTCTGTATCAAAGTTTTGAAATACTGACATTATTTAACTCCTGTGTTTATAAATATCAACCTTTTTGTTTTTCATAAAATTTTATTTTATCTACTAAGTTCTCTTGCAAGTGATTCTGCTGATATAGCTCTGCCGTCACGAACAGCTCTTTGTACTACACTTCTAGCTGTCTCTTGTGTTCTAACATTTGCAACTGCCCTTTGTGTTCTTTCACGAACACCAGGTCTCACATTTGCTCTATCTTCTGAACTAACCCTTGTTCTTGCTCTACTTGAAATAGGACTTCTATTTCCATTAACTGGTGTGTTTATAACACTTTCACCAGGTGTAATATTAACGGTAATTCTTTTTTGTGCACCAGACTCAACTCCAGTAACTAAAATTTCTACGGATGTCGCAGATGAAACTTCCCTCGCTAATAATGTTGCACTTCTACCTGTTACAACAACAGCTCTACCTCTGGTTGAACCGTCTCTTGCAAGTGTTTCTATTGCTATGTCTCTTGTTGATCTAGCATCTCTAGCATCTACTACATTTCTCTGTTCTTGTCTTATTTGATTAGACCTTAATGCTGCTTGATATGCTTGATGATTAGGACCTGCCATGTATAAACCATCTGGCATTTGATGTATTTCATCTTGTCTAAATCCTAGAACTAGTGCTTCTTCTTCAGCTTGTATTCTACTTCTTTCTATATCTACTTCAGATACTCTTTGCTGCCTTGGCACAGCCGGAGCTGGTGCTGTTGTTGGCACATCATATGCTGAAAAGCCTGGTGGCGGTCCATTTAGTGCGCCATATCCTGTAGCTTGTGTAGAAGGTGCCGGGGCAGGTGCTGGAGCAGGAGCGACAACATTTCTTACTTCTTGCGCTCTTTCAGCTTCTCTCTCCATCATCATTTCCACGTTTTCACGTGTGTAGCCCATTGCCAATAAGTCTTCAGCTGACATTGTTCTATCTGCCATTTTAACCTCCTCCTAATTCTGCATTAAGATCACCTTCAACTAATACTACGTCTTGGTTATCTTGTAATTCATATATAAATTCCTCATCACCTAATCCACCAACTACTGAAGGGTTCAATACTGCCATATTTCCCTCACCTGACAACTCTATTTCTGCTGGAAGTGAATCATCAATTTCTGGTGTGATAAGTGATCCAACATCTTGAGTAACTAGCTTGTATTTTAAAGCCAAGTCAGTTGTTAAGAACGCCTGATGTACAGGCATATTTTCTATAATGATTCCATAATTATTGGGACCTTGAGTGTTCGATTCATTATAAAGCCTATAATCAACTTCATCGTCACCTAAAGCAAACTTAGCAATTACAAAATCATTTTGTGATAGTTTTTCTCTACCTAATTTTGTTATTACAGCATCAACTATTAACGATGATTTGTCTAAAAAAGACATATGTTACTCCCGACTTATTAAGTTTGTTGTAAGTACTTAACAGTCAATGTAAAAGCAGCAGATGCACCATGCATAAGGCTTGTAACAACAACTGTAGTAGTAGGATCAGGTTGTCCTGCAGATGCTCCTGAAAGAGTGTTGTTAGGAACTGATTTAGCTCTTATATCAACTTGAGTTCCTGTTACTGTCTGACTTATAGAATCAACACTAGAAACATAATCAATACCACCTGTCCCGACAGCTTCTGTTCCTGCTGTTGAAAGATAAGCGATTGATGAGTTTAGTATTGTAAACATGTACTGACCTTGTTCCATGCCACCTAAATTTGTTAAATCTGGTATTATAGTTTGTGCAGTTCCTGATTGTGTTTCCTGCCAGTTAACAGTCGTATTTGACAAGCTAGCAATTGACGGTAGTTTGTTCGGATTGTCAGCTCTTGTTATTAGCTTATATCTCATAGTCGTGTCTGGATCTACTGTTGGCTCTAATAGAGGTAAATTTTCTATTACTGTACCATAGTAGTCAGTGCCTAGAGGATGTGCTACATTCCATAAGCTGTAATCGACTTCATCATCAGAAAGTGCAAACTTTGTTACATTAAAAGCTTGCTCACCTCTTGAGAGAAGTTCTCTACCTTTTTTTGTTAAGACTGCGTCTAAAACTGTTGACGCATTATTCAAGTATCCCATTATTTTTTCTCCATAAAGATGTGTAGAACTTTTTTAATAAATATTGTTTTCTTTCAAAAAAGTGTACTATTCATTGTCTAGTTGTACATCAACGAACGAATCGCCCGATGTAGTTGTTGTTACAGCGTAAGGATTAACCTCTAATATTTCAACCGCAACCTCATTTCCTTCAGGTACAGTTAATCCGTCTTCTTGACAGCCGCCATAAGCTAAATTGAATAGTCCTGTATGTGTTGTAAATAGTGAATCAATATCACTCACTTCTAAAGACTGTGAATAATATAAACCTAACGATTTACTTACAGAAGAACTGTAGTGATATATTTTATCATTATTAAAATGTGATAGCACCGAGCCTGTTGCTGTTGGTTGTAAAATTTCAAAAAATACATCTGATCCACCACCGGTGTGAACTTTATTGTCTGTATTTGCATAGTCTCTTTCCAATGGGTCTATCAGCGGATTGCTTCCAAAAGATCTAAGTTGATCTAATATGTAAGGACTTTGTGATGAGCTAACTGTACCATAATCACTTTTTGCAGCACTAGTACTAACTTCATTTAAAAATGACCAAGTGTGTTCAACTAGTTGGTCATCTCTAGACCCTGTATAGCCTCTAAAATCTATTGTGTCTATTTTTCCTCTTTTTTCTTCAAAGCTAGAAGTAAATTCATTCTTAAGTGCATAAGTTCCCGTTATCGGATTTGCTATAAAATAATCATTTGAAGATGTCAATTCGTGTGCTATAGTATATGTTATATTTCCTTTTCTAAATTCATTGTCACCACTCTGAGAATAATGTGCCATAACGTCAAGTTTAGAATCAAAAGTTTTATCTTCTAAGAATGGTCTATTACCAACTATTACTTTTGGTCTCTCTAAGATTGTAGGTTCAATTAATATACCTATATTTTTCTTAGCACGTGCAGGTGACATATTTCTTAAGTGATCAAATAAACTTAAATCATAATATTTTATAAGTTTTAAATAATTCCAGAAATTAAATTTTGTTGTCCATTTTTGCCAGTATGTATCTGCTATCCTATCTAATTTTCCGTGATCATAACGTTCAGCATACATATCTCTTGGATCTCCTAGATAAGAACCAAAGTCTAAGTCTGCTAATGATAAAATTATATCTTCGTTTATTACATCTGATGGTGCAAAGAATATTCCTAATTTATTACTATCAAGTGGTGCTGTATCATATGAGCTTAATTCTACTCTTTCAGTTGTGCTTAATACTGGATCAGCACCATCAGGAAACTTTAATTTTGCATCTTCTATTCTAATTTTATTACTTGTCTTATTAAGACCTATTGAAGGTGTAAAAGCTTTTTGTCTATCAGAAACAGATTCAAAGTTTATTTCATCTGCAAATCCTGATCCTGTAGCATAAAGTTGACCGCCTGTTAGTGAATAATCTTTTATGCCGTTTGGCGAAGAGTTCAGATTAATTTTATCATCCATAGAAAGTCTTAAATTCATATCATAAAATGATGAGCTTGGATGATTACCATTTACTGCTTTTGGAGCAGATACATGATTAAAGAAAGCTGATTCTGTTAACGGTGTTTGCCAGTATCTCCATTCCATAATAGAGCCAGTGTACTGTGATCCATATAACGCTGTCTCTTCTGAAGATTGTTTTCTACCACCTATATGCCAATAATTATCGCCTGTAGAGCTGGAAGCATACCAGCTTAAGAGTGCACTTGATCCTGATACATCAATACTAGCAGATGCTTTTGTAATAATTTCATCTACACCTGAGTCATAGTAACCTGCAAAAATGTCAAAACTCTGTGTTAAAGAGCTAGTTTCAGATGTCATTTGCATTCCGTCGTAACTGCTTGTAAAGCCAGATTCACCTGCCCTTCTTCTAATCATCACAGACCAATATTCATCATTATACATTGGCAGTGAGTCTAAGCTTGCAGAAAAGAAACCTTCACTACCACTTAATGCGAAAGATAATTTACCTTTTGTATCTTGACCGTCAATATTTTTTATATAGATTGCAGACTCAATATGATTTGTAGTATTATTTTTAGAAGCAATTAATGTGTCTTGTTCAACACCTGTTTTAAATCTAAATTCTATTGTATCGTTAACTCTTTGCGTCTCCGGAGATCTGTACCACGGTGCTGCTAATTGTTGTGCACCTTTTAAATGCAATGCATACGTATACTTTTGTTTAATCTCAAATTCAGGTGTACCACCTTCGATTTTAGGACCACCGTACTCTTGTATTCTTAATATAGATGTTGGAATACCGTATGCTGCTATTAATCCTTTTAGTCCTTGCTTTGTACCTTTTGTTTTTAATAAATAAGGCATGCTTGATAGTAATCTGTTCCATATTTCTCTAGATATATCCTGTTGAGACTTCTTAGAGAATCTTATATTAAAAACACCTGTATTTGAACCTGACTCCTGAAGCCCTAGTTGGTATTCAGGAAGTCTAACTAAATCTTTTCCTTCTTGCATTTTGAAGCCAAGTGATTCTGCAATAGGTTTTACTAATTCTGCAGATATGCCTTTTGTTATGTCTTCAGACCTGTCATGACTATCAGTCATAGCTTTGATGTGTGTCCAAATTACATCATAATGGTGACCCATCATGTCCATAAATCTGACAAATGATTCATTATCAGCATCATAAGAAATATGAGCAGGTGTTAAATTAACTAGCCTATTCATGTTAGTATTATCATATGTTGATGATGAGACTATTTGATTATCAAACCATGAAGTAAAATTAGAGCTAGAAACAGAATATAGCTGGTAAGGAGAAGTAAGTGTTCCATCTCCACTTGATTTCGGTGCAGCATTATCATAATCTATACCATTAGATGAAGATATATAAGATGAAGATTTAAAATACATAAAATTTTCAAAATCATCAAAGCCGTTTATAATTTTTCTCTTTTCTAAATCCCAATGTTCTTGCTGATCAGCAGAACCAGAAACATATTCACCTGATACCTGTCCTGTAATGTACGGTTCGCCTGTTCCGCCTAGTGATTGACTTTTTTGTGTGTTTAATTCTATTGATGTCAATTTATCTTTAAAATTTCTTATTCTCTTTTCAACAGATCCAAAGTGTGAAAAATTTTGAAAGTGATTATAGTCGACATTAACACTAACATCTAATAAGCTACCACTAAATATTTTATCTTCAAGTTGTTTTCTAGTGTCTAATTCAACACCAACTAAGTCTGTGTGACTTCTATACTCTGTCTCTCTTCTTCTTATTAGAGGTTCTGCCTCATCAAGCTTTGGTGCTTTTAGAACTGTCTCAGGTAATACTTCATCAATAAAAGGAATTAAATCAACACCTTCAAATAAGTCAGGTGTAACTTCATTAACAATATACGCAGTGTCAAATTGTTGTACTGAATCTGGCAGCGGATCTAGTAGCTTATATGCTATTGATCCTGGGTAATTTGTTACATTGAGTGGCTTAAAATTAATAACTAAGCTTTCTCTTTCAGGCCCAAAAACAACTCTTGTGTATAAGTTATCTGCGTCTTTTATCCTGTATCTTATAAAGTATTGTTCGAACGGTAAACTTAAGTCTGGAGAGTCTTCACTTCCACTAACAGCGCCTATTGTACCACCATACTCCCTGTACGATGTGTTTACGATGAGTGTGTTTCCATCAACATCTAATATTTTTCCTTCGTATCTTCCCATTACTTGTGATATATCTTCTGGTGCTTCCAAGAATCCGATCTGGAATCCTGATCCAAATACGCTGTATTTGTTTACTGCAAGATTTGATTGTATTCCACCTTGAACATTTGCAGCTTCATCATATTCTTCTTCAACTAATAGTTGATTATTTCCTAACACATCTTGTATTGTAAGTGAGAGCGGAGCAAATTTTGCAGTTTGATCAACTTTTACTCTTTCATTAGAAGTTAACAATATATCAATCCTAACTTTGTCAACCCATAGCTCTCCAAAACCACCTCTGTTGCCAACAACATAAATCGATGAATTTGTATACAACCCAAAACTATTATCAGTAGGTATTACAAAATCAGCGTGTGCTTCTTCCCATTCATCAAGCTCAAAACACTCAACGTACTTATTAAATCTTTCTGATGTAGAGCCATCTATATTTCTTGAAGCAACATCTGTCCACTGAAGTGTTGTTGCACTATTACCATCAGAACTCACATCACCATCACCTTGAAACTGCCAACCTAATATTCCCTTCCATTGGAATTTACCATTTGATGAAAGTGTTTTACTATTTTTTATAAGATCGTAAGATGGGTAATATTGTTCACCTGTATTGTAAAATGATATTACTTCATAATCATTTACTGTGTCAATATATGTAGTTGCTCTTTTATTATATGTCTCTAGAGAATCATTCGTTGTTAGTGCTAAGAAGGGTGTCTCTCTACATAAATCTAAACATGAAATCCAATCAACTCCTGTCCATAGCCATCCAAGAGCCTCTGAAAAATATAAGTCCCCATCTAGTGTCTGTATTGCAGGTAATATAAAGCCTCTACCTGGTGAAGATGTAGTGTTATACCACTCACCAGTTTCATTATTCCATTCCCATCCGTTAATTCTTAAATCTCTTTTAATTCTCCATCTTCCGGCGTTAACGTTAAATTCCCAGTCAGTACTTGATACAAATATATTAAATTGTTTTATGGAGATGTCGTAATTATCTTGCCAATCACCTGCAGGCGGTGATGTAGGTTTAGGCTCTGTAGGAATTCTTCCAAGATCTAATTCTGGATATTGTCTATATCCTAGCTCAAAAAGATTTTGTGTTGGCTTATACATTGCACCGATTGCTTTTCCACGTGTAAGTCCTTGTGCTATATCAGGTGGTAGTACAGCTGCGTTAGCAGGTGTTTCAAGCTCATTTGTAGGAACAACATCTGCTGCATCTAAAATGCCAGATACATCTTCAACTTGTTTTGAAAATAATAAACCGTTTGAAACACTAAGCTTTGCAGCTAATTCATCATTTTTTCCGAACCATACTGTATTAGTGTTATTCGTTAGTGTATTAATACCGTCGCTAGTTACCTCTTCACTCGATCCACCGTTAAGTCTATATGTTTTAAATCCTGCACCTGGTGTAAATACACCTATTGCATCTCTGCTTTCAAATCCATTTAATTCTATTTTTCTCAAATAAAATACTTCTTCAGATATTGTCTTATTATTAAATTTAGTGTCAGGAGCATTTGTTCCGTCGACCTTAACAAGAAGTTGTGTACCATCTTGATCTGTCTGCCTAAATGACGGGATCGGTTTCATCATTTGTATTTGTTCTTGTCTAACCTCAAACGCTGATACGACAGGAGCTGGAGGTGCTTCATATACGTTCTTGTACCAGTGGTATAACCTTACCATCGCTCCTTTTCTACCACCTTCATCAAAATTAGGTGCTGCAGGTCTAGATTTTTGTTGCCAAGATATTCTTACAGTGTCTCCTGGTTTTGCGCCATAACGCGCCAATGGACCTATTGTGCTAGATGATCCAGATACACCGCCTCTATTAGTTGCGATTGCTTGATACCTGTGTTTCCACCACTCTTTATCATAATATTGTCCTGATATTCTAGGATCATCTTCATCTCTACTTACATAATAACCTGTCTCTGCATTTGCTGCTGCGATAAAAGCTTGCTTTCTAGCCTCTAAAATTTCTTCTTGGTAATTTAAATCTGGGAAATACATACAAGGTGCATTCTCACCCTCAACACCACCGTATCTCCACTGTGCGTGGTAACCAATATGTGCTGTTCCAACCTCACTCCATTTCTGGTCATAAGGTGCTGCACTCCATCCAGAAGACCATATTCTATCACCGTATCTTTCACCAAGAATCCATATTGCTTCGTTTAAAGATTTGTCCCACTCAATTGTTATGCCTTTATACTCTGTACTTCCAATATAGGAACCAGGTATAGAGCGTTCCTCATCAGGAACAACAAATAATTTTCGTACTTCTCTATGATCTGTATCAACAACCGTTAGTTGAGAAGAAAAGTCATCTACTGCAATACCATCATTTATGATTATTTTACTGCCGATCATTTTTCTTTCAAAAGGATCATCAGTATTATTTAGTACAGCTGTTAAGATTCTTCTTTTAGTAGAGTCAGAATCATCAGGGTCAGAAAAAGTAATTGTTCCTGCTTCTGCTATTTCTATAGTTTCAGAAGACTCATCTTCATTTCTTGTAAAATCACTTACAGAACTTCCTAATTCTAGCTGAGCTCCTGCGTATAAATACCCTAAACCAACTATTGTTGTTTCATTTTGTGTATCATATGCACCATCTGGAAAGTGTGTTGCTCTTAAGTGAATTAAATCATTTTCTTCACCTACATTTCTTAATATAAAAGTTAATGTAATTCTTTGCCATTTGCCTGTCATCTCTACTTTTTGTGAGTGCTTTGTTGTTCCTTCTTGACTCCAAGGTCCTGCATGAGCTAATAAGCTAACTTTTGAACCAATTGCTGCAGTGTCTGCTTTGACATAAACACTAAATGTCATTTCTTCGCCGTCAATTGGCCTGTAAATTTTTAACAAAGGAGACAAACCAAAAGATCTATTTGCTGAATTAGGATTTTCAGACTCAGTAGTTTGGTATTCTAATCTTACACATTGATTTCCAACTGGAGATTGTTCTATTACAGTATCTACTTTCATAAGTTTTGGATTTTCTATCGATATAGAATTTACACCACCCTTATAAACACTATGTGGTCTCCATTGATAGTCACTATCTAGAAACCTACCTTGTAATAAATTCTGTGTCTTGTCAACAGTTGTCAAAGAAGGTTCAACAACATATTCTGCTGCTATCGCAGGTGTTACTCTATTTCCTAAAAAGTAAGCATTGTTGATTCTTATCATCCCGTTAATATAAGACTTAGGAACAGTGTCATAGCCTTGTAATGTTATCCTATTGGAATCTTCACCATCACTAAAGATTGCTATTTGCCCAACATCTGCAAAATCATTTAAACAAGTATATGCGGCTATTCTAAATTTTTCTAGATATTCTGTATCATTTATAAAAGGAGGTGATAATACTATTTCTGTTCTGTCAGAAGATATTTTTACTAATGTTGCTTTGTCTTCTTTTGGATATAATCTGTCTCCAATATTTGTATCAGAACCAATATGTGGATCTAATGCAGATATTTTTCCTAATTCATTTTCTTCGAATCCACCTAAATAAATCTTTTCATCATTATTAACAAGAAGAGGAAATGGGCTTCCAAACATGTTTCTATAAAAAGAGAATTGTACACGAAATCTACCTCTTCTAAATCCAAGGTCACGTAAAAGTTTTCCTGTGTCCAGCTCAACAGTAGGGTATTGTAAATCATTGTCCTGATTTGTGTCGAATTCATTATGATTTAAGTAACTAGTTGTTATTAGTGATCCATCTTCACCAAATACATTTACTCTTACATAATCATTTTGACCTGCACCAAAATTGGTTTCTGGCCATTTTACAGATGCATAACCTTCAGTCTCAAACTGTGGGTATCTTTCACTGTCTCTAAATGGGATCCAGTCATTTCCTTCTGGCAAGGTTACAAAATCTGCTACCTTTTTAGGAAGTAATTGACCTCTCCTAAGTTTTGGATCAATTGGCATTTACAACTCCGTAAATTCTCTATCGATATAATCGAGAGTATCTTCTTGTGTCCTGTATCTTCTCTGATACAGTCTAATATAAAGTTTTTGGCAAGGACTAGGATATGATTCACCTGTCTGTGGATCTTCATATAGTTTGACTATGTCAGCTTTATCTCTTAAAGAGATCTTTAACCGCTTGGTTTCATTAGGCTCAAATTCTGCCTCTCTAGCCATAAAAGTATCATGTGTTTTATGATATTTTCTGTTATAGGCATCTTCATCTCTTTGTTTTAAAGACTGATAGTAGATATTATCTTTTAGCTCTTCTTCATTATATGGCATTATTCTACCACCTTAAACTGGTCGTCATTATCTATAAATTGTGTTGTTTTTGTTATACCGCTTCCGCTTTCTACCATAAATAATACATTATAATATCTTTCTGGTTCTAACCCAGTAGTTGTTAATTTGAAAAAATTACTAGTTCCATCACAGCTTAATTTTGAACCACTTCCAAAAGGAATAATAGTGTGATGATTTTTAGAATCAACTATAGAATAAAAACTAGATGCAGATGGAAAGTAAGCGCAGTCTAAATAAGCTGACGATGTTCCAAAAGTTCTAGCAGGATATTTTTCTCTGCCCTTAACTCTTATTTTAGATACAGTTCCTAATTTATATTCTCTTCTAAAACTATTCATATAAACATCTAAATTTCCTAATTCATCTAAGTCAAGTGGTGAAAGTGAGCCGGTTGTCCAAGATGCGTCGTCCCAAACAGCTTCAAGTGTTGGTTTAAATATTGTATGAGAGTCACTAGAGAAAAACTTTAATGTACCGAAATTTGCTGTAGAGTTTTCTATATCTGTTGTTCTCTTTATTAAGAAGCCTTCGTTGGAGGCGCTTCCTGCAATTAGAGTTTTTACAATGTCTGTAACATCAACTCTTGCATCAGATCCTGATTTTGAAAAACTAAATGATGCAGAATAGTTTGAGCTAGAGACATATGATCCACCCCACTCTGAATTTGTAGCTGACCACTCTAAAGATTCCGAAACACCTGTCCTGTATCTCCAACTAGTGCCTTCTTCTATTGCTGGATCATCTGATAATTTGCCGTCGCCTTCTGTCCAACTTTGTGACACAACATAAACTTCAATGTTGTTATTGTCTCTTGTTAATTCAAAAGAACCAGCATCATAAAGATTTAAATAGTATTTTACATCTGTACCAATTGATTCATCTGCCTGTGATGCAGAATAGTCTGTTATGTCGAATTTTATAATTGCTCTTTGAATAGCGCTTACAGATGTTCCACCTGCTTGAAAGCTTTTACCTACTTCTAATATTTCATCACCACCGAAATTTTGAGCGCTTGATGTTCCTATAATTGATGCGCCTCTTCTAAGTATTGCATCTTTATTTGGTGTTCTAAAAAGATGTGCCATTAATAGTCTCCTAAACACTTACCAATAATATCAATATCTGGAAATTTTACTTCAAAGATTGAAGGATCTAATGAAGGATAAACTACTCCACTTTTTATTGCTGTTGATATGTCAAAAATATTGCCGCTATATCCGCTAGCAGTTTCAAACTTATTTGTTATAACTATTAAATTACCATCAGGATTATCAGCAACAGGAGGCACAACACTATTTACACCGTCTACAAGCGACACCTGATAAGCAACATCAGAAAGCATTATTGGTTGGTTTATTTGCCACTTATCAACATTAAAATATTCTTTAACTTTCTGTATGCATTTAAAAATTACTTCTTCTTTGTTATATCCTCTTTTTGCGTATATTGTGAATCTAACACCTATATTAATCACATAAGCATTTTTTAAGTTTATAGCATCAGTTAATATTCTGTACTGTCCCATATAAGTTTTTAAATTTCTTTTTGTCGCTTGATTTACGTTTACAAGTTTTTTGTTGTTATCATACCCTAAAACATAAAAGTTTAATGCCATAGGATTAGGGACTCTAACTTCTAAATCAGAAACTTTCAATGATTCGCCTTTGTCAATAAATTCTGTCTGTAAAGTTTCTGGCGTAATAACATCACCTTGTATTACACCTTCACCTGAATTTAATTGATCATCTTGTGTGATGTAAACTTTTGCAACATTACCATATTTTGCAGGTAAGCTATAAATTCTTGTAATATAATCTTGTTTTGTTACTGCTCTTGATTGAGCTTGAAAAAACTGTTTTACATTTTCTTTTATTTCATCTATTGTTTCTGAACCTTTTCCGCCTGTAGCAGGTCCAGGATTGTTAACAGATATTGATGCTTGTGATTCTTCTACCAAGGTAGCGTCTAATCCTGTATTGTTTATTTCTGAAGTTATGCTCCTTAAAGAATTAATACTGTTTGAAGGAACATTATCATCAACGCCACCACCAACAGAATACTTTATTGTAAGTGTCGTGTTTGCTGGTGCAACACCATAAACAGCTGTCTCCAAAAAGTTAGCAGGATCTAATGCAGAATTAGAATTTAAAAAGTCAGAATTAACATTTGAATTTCCGACTGTTGAAGGATTAGGTATCACTTCTTCATCATTTTCTGTTGCAGTTCCTGATCCGAATCTTAGCTGATATGATCCATCTGATTTTATGTAAGACTTATATCTCTTTTTTGTCCTTAACAATTTAATCATGTAAGGTGTAGTGTCATTAAAAGCTGCCAAATTAGGATCGAATTCAGCATCATTTCTAACTTCTTGATAAACTAAATCTTGTGCAAGTGACTCAACTTGATACCACTTACTAGCACCGCCATCAGTTACAGATATTATTTCTAATACATTTTTATTTGCCAGCGTGACCATATCATAAGCTTTAGCTGAACCGAATGTAAAAGTTTCTGTTATAACTTCACCGCTAACAGCTCTTGCTTGTTTCTTTAAGAGATATTTTGTTATTGTTCCGTCAATTTCATAAGGTTCCACAACAACAGGGTCCAATGAGCCTGATGTACTAAAATCAACTTCACTAACTGTTCTAAATGTTTTACTATATTGGTCTGAAGCTATGACAGTTCCTTCTTTGATTCTGTGACCGTATCTAAAGTCTGGTACTACTGTATCACCAGTTCCTGTAGCTGGTACTGTTTGAAAGAAATCAACTGTAACATTTGAAGGTGTAGAAATTTTTGGTCTATATCCGTATGATTGTGCTATATCGAAGACAGTTTTTCTTTCTTCTGCATAAGCCAATAAAGATTCACGAAATTGTTCATCGATATAAAATGAAAGTATGTCACCTACATAAGCAGCCATTTCGATAAACATCATTCCAGGACTAGTTTCATTAAAGTCTGAGTATGATGCAGGAAAGTATGTTTTAGCATACTCAATAAGATCACTTCGTAATCCTGTAAAATCTTTGTTTAGAAAATTAATATCTTTTGGTCTTTGTTGATCGATAGCCATTTTATTCTCCGGCTCTAGCTAAATTTAGTGTAATAGAATCTGTTGCTCCGGGATCTACGGATGTAGAAAATGTTAAACTAACGTTTACAAGATTTTCATTCTCTCTAAGGTCTACACTTATATTTTTTATTATTACGTGCGGCAACCATTTTGTGACTGCCTCTCTAATTGATGTGTCTATTTTTACACTTAACGAGTCATCCATCGGTTCGAATAAAACATTAAATAAATCACACCCTAATTCAGGCTGATTAACTCTTTCACCCTTTACAGTTAATAATAAATTCTTTAAATTTGATTTTGTTTGGTCACTTAAACTTTTTGTAGATCTAAACCAACCGTTCTTGCCGCGAGAAAATGGAAGAGATACACCGATAAATGTATCCGGATCTTTATCACGTGTTCTTACAGCTGCGTTTCTTGGATTTTCTAGTGCCATTATTTTAATCTTCCTTTAGGGTTTAATAATGCTTTTAAAAGATCACCGCTAAGTTCTCTAAACTTTCCTCTTAACTCACGAGACCTACCCCGTGTAGTTAAATATCTTCCAGCTGAAGAAGTTGACAACCCTAACTCTAAATCATTTTTCATTTGTTTAACTAAATTATCTCTTTCTATTAGATTAGGTGTCTGTTGAAGTCTTGCAACATAGTCTGCCATAAAGACAAATGATTTTTTCTCTAAAATAGGTGGTCCACCACCACTCCCAAATGAAACTTCAGCTTTCTCAACATAATCATGTATAGCTTTTGCATCTTTTGTTGCTTCTTTAATATTACTACGCATTTCTTTTATTTTAGCCTTAGTCTTCAGAAATTTATTCTGATTTGTATGCTCGTGCTTTATATTGGCTAAATTAAAAATTAATCTTTTAAGACTTAGTGCCATGTTTACTCTCTATAGCTTTAACAACTTTTGCTGAATGTCCACTCATTGCCTTCTTCATAAAGTCTGGTGTATCAGCAGTTGGCTGCATTGGCACACCTCCTGCTATTTCTCCCATTCTATCTGAAGTGTATGCGCCACCACCCATAGTTGGCATTGACTCACGACCAATTCCACCTTGAGTCTCATTTAAAATCTTATTCAATACAGGATCTTTTGCAAGTTGCCTTTCCTCTCTTGGCTCTTTCATATATGAAGGGATATTCGCCTCAGTATTTTCTAAGGCTGCCAATTCAGGTGTTGTAGTTTGACTATTTACTGGTTGTGTTGGAGTAACTAATTCTTTCACAACTATGTTTATTTGTCTTGCTACTTCTTTTTCAACTGTTTCCTTTATTATCTTTTTAAGTGCTGTTATTGTATTTGACTTCATTTTTATTACCTTTATTTTTACTCTATAAAATCTGCAGTTGCTTGAATATCTTCTATTCTTGTCAAGCATGCAGATATATCAACTATTTGTGCATCAAGTATTGCTCTCATTTCTTGTTCAGAAATTGTAGCATTTTCAGACTGACCTGATGCTCCTTCACTACAAACTTTCCAACCTTCGCCTGGTATTTCAAAAGATTCCACTTGATATGTGTGATCTTCTTCTTGTTCAACTTCTGGCGGAATAGCTCCAACATATACTTTTTGGTTTTCAAACTCTACACATCCACCAGTAATTAAATCTCCAGGACTTAAAGCTAGTCCTGGTTTTAAATATAGGTCTAAATCATCATTTAGTTTCGAAACTTCTGCGTCTAACTCATCTCCATATCTACCAGCACTTCCATCACCCATGTCACCTTTTCTCTTACCTTCTATCCAAGTGCCGCCTAATGCTTCACAATCTTCTTTTGATAAGCCATCTTCCAAACCTCTCTGATTAGCGCATGCCTGTATCATTGCTGATAGTGTTGCTATTAATGTGGGCAAAACTCTGTTTGCGTCTAATATTGATCTTGCAAGTGTATCTATCATTTGTGCCAAACCTAAAACCATTTGTTTTATCATCATGTATACTAGTGCTAGCTTGACTGCCTTGCCAACCATAAATATACTTTCAATTATTCTTATAATTCTTTTTACAGTGTTAACAGCAGTCCTTACAGCTTGTACTACTTTTCTTATTTGTGATAATATTCTTTGTATATCTCTTATAAGCTGTAATAGTTTTTGTGCTTCTGGTCTGTACTTACAAACATCTCCTTTTGGATCATACTTTGCTTTGTCTGCTAGCATTTGTACTTTTCCTACAAGTTTAGTTTGTAGTTGTGTTACTTCATTAATTTTTTCTTGTATAGGAACCCACCAAGTCATATCTAAACCAGGAATGTCTAAGTCCAGGTCAAAGTCTATGTCCAGATCTATTACTCTTTTTGTGTCAGACCTAACATTTCCTGCTAGCTCTTGTAAACTACAGTAGTCTTCTTCACCTCCACCAGCAGGTGATATTACAGCACCATCAGGCCCAACTTTAAATCCCGGCCCTGGGATTGTGAACGGTGCTTCATAAACAGTGCCATCAGGTCCAATAATTGTACCATTGACAATTAAGTCACCTTGTAACAAATCAGCGTCAGCTCCAAAAAGCCTAACCTCACCACCATAACCTGCATGTATAACTTCTACAGTTGATCCTTCACAAACTTCCCAACCTGGTTCAGTTATAAAAAACGGCTCAGGAGCATTTAATTTTGTTCCAATTGGTGTTGTCACAAGAGGATCCATTTCTAATTGATTTTGAGGAATATCAAAAATCTCAGCAACAGCTTTGTTTTGTTTTTCTTCTTCTTCAGTTATAGGTTCTTTTATGAAGTTGTTAGAAACTTTTACAGCGCAACCAATTAATATTTGATCTCCCATAAGAAGTTTTGCACCACCAGAAAGTGTCCTTCTAAGACTAGTTATATTATTACAATCTAACATTATTTCCCTTGTTTAGACACATAAACGTGTTTGCTTAATAAAGCTTCTTTTAAATTTTGTTTACTAAATTTTCCTCCTGATCCGAACAAAGAACTCATTGAAGCACCAGCCTTTTGTTTTAGAGGATCAATACTAGGCGCACCTGCCAACGGACTTATTCCTGTTCCAGACTGTAAATCAGTTCCTGCAGATTCTAAAGCTTGTGCCATATAAAATAGTAGGTCAACTAGTGCATCACCTAAAACAACTGGCTGAACGCCTACAGCTTCTGGTTCTGCACCAACATAAACTCTTTTACCTATAATATGAGAATCATTTTTAGATATTAAATTTAAATTATATCCAGAATATATTCCTACATTATTGTTGTTGCCTTCTTTTGTATTGAAAACTAATTTATCAGAGTCTATTAATATTTGTTTACCAGTGTGTGTCGATGGTGTTATTTCACTGTTTACATTCCTTGCAGGAGTTAGTCTAATTTCTTCTTTTTCTAAAATATAAATTGATCCTGCATCATTTACAATATTTTCTGGCTTTGGTGCGTCTATCTTTTCATCATCAGTATCGGTATTTGCTATTCTTAATTTTATTATTGGTCCGGACTTCGCCTCTACATTATCGTTTTTACCTAATTTTATTGATTGTCTCTCTCTACCATCTAGTACAATATCTCCAGCAATCTGTCTTGTAGGTCTTGTTGGCTCAGGCTTAAATCCCTTTAATTTTTCTTTATAATCTTTACTGTCGTGTTTACGTCTTTTACCACCAACATCTGTTGCGCCGACTACTGAATTATGATTAGATGATCTTCTTACATTGATAGGATTGAAATAATATGCGATGTCTCCTAAACATATGATTGCAACCATCTCACCGTAAACGGGATATTTTTTAATGTTAGCTTCTAACGGATAAATCCAATCAGTCGGTAGATCAAACCCTGGATAGCATTGTACTTGAATACACCCGATATGACGATCATTGACGCCTGCATTTTTCTCGACATCTTTCTCGTTGTATATTACACCTGTCACCTCAGCTGAAATGATTTGAATTGATGCAGTCTTTAGTTTATCAACTAGGTCTAAACCAATATCTCTTGCACGCTTCTCGGTAACAAGATCATCGGAGAATTCCACAGGATTGAGTTTATTGACTTTATCTATCCAGATTCCGCCGTAACGTTCGACAGTATTACTAGACATTTACTACTCCTGTATTTGTAGGTTTATATCATCTACCTCATTTTGTATTGTTTCTGTCGCTTTGCTTATTCTGTCTAGAATACCCTTCTTCTCTTCATCAGAAAGACCAAATTCTGTAGAATCAGACTTGCCTTCAACAGACATAACGCGTTGCACAACTGCGGCGAGCTTTACTAGAAGCTCATCATTTCTTATATTAGCTTCTGTAAAATCACTGATCATAGGAAACAATTGAATTGCAGTATTGGGATCTTTTATAAACACCATGAGCTCTTGTATTAAACTCTCTATCTGTACTTTGTTTCTTTTGGTATTGTTATCGATCTTCTTAAAGAGATCTGAAAGATTCATACCTTCATATATTTCATAATCGTTAGACATAAAACTAGCCTTTTGATTATAAATATAGAGAAATACAGTATTATATTTATTTAGTTATTTGGAACCATCTTATCAAATAACAGATACCAATTCCAGCTCCTAACGAATTTATCAGGTAATAATTCCTCACTCTCGAGTTTTGCATACATCGGTGTTTTTAACGGTGAATCATTAATTGCAACACCTGTGTATCTATGAATTCTCATAAAATAAAGAAAATTATCATAGTCAAATAAACCTCTATAAAAGAATTGATGTCCCATTCTCCAATTTGGTATGCTTATCCATAATTTATCTGTGTTTAGATGATATAGATCTTGTATAACTTTTGTAGGATTGGGTAAGTGTTCTAGGACATCATTACAAATTATTAAATCATAACTTTCCAATAATCCATCAGAGCTAACACCTTCTCTAAGATCTTTAACAAATATTTCACCAGGCCACCCTCTCTTGTCGTGTGATTTTTTAGCGTTCTTTTTATCAATCATGTGGTATGTTATACCATCTAATGCGCCTAAGTCATCTAGGTGCTTACATAGTCCTCCTGGCCCACTTCCAATTTCTAATATAGTTTTTACTTTATGTTCATTAATTCTATATTCTAATATTTTAGCTTCATGTTCATATCTTGAAATCCAATCTAGATCATCTAACCTAGTGTCATTTTCCCACTCATCAGGTCTATTATAATCTTCAAACGGATCAAATTCTTCTTCGTTTTTATTATGCTTTATTCTTAGAAGAGACATTAATAAGCCCTAGAAGATCCTGATGCTGAAATATAACCACTCTGTTCCCATTGTGTGTTTAATGTTTTAAAATGATTTCTCATTACATTAAGAACTTTTGTTATGTGCTGTGTCTGTGCACCTGATATTTCTCTTAAAAGAATGTAGAGCGCTTTTTTATTAAAGATCTCAATACTTTCTACACGGTCCATAAGATCAATTATAGAATATGCAATATCAATATCTCTTTGTTTCTTAAAAACTGTTTCTGTATTTGTTTTCCAATAATCAATAACAGAGTTATAAAACATGCTGCCTTCTCTTTTCTCTATATCTTTTTCTTCGTATACAACTTTCTTTACATCTTTATGTTTTAAGTCAATCACATCAGTGTGTGTTTTCATCTTTTTATAATTTGCGTTATTATGGCAAATCAGCCAGTTTTTAACTACAACACTAAAATAGCTAAATGCTTTTCCTTTACCCTGTTTATATTTGTCCAAACGTGTAATCATAAAAGATATAACTTCATGTTTTACTGTTTCTGTAGGAACATCAAAGTGATAAAATTTAAAAGTGTGAATTATATTTTCTACAAGTTTTTCAAACGGTTGTCTAAGATGTTCATTGTATATAGCATTCTTTTCTCTCCAGTCATCTGTAGCATTGTAATCGACAATTCCTTGCTCAGTTCCTTCATGAAAATACATTCTTGTTTTTGATTTTTTACGTGGCATTATTTTTTTCCTTCTAATAAGTTGTCTAAATTATCTACTTCTTTTTTTAACATTTCGAATGTTGTTCCTGTTTCATCATCAGACTCGAAAGAGCCCAATGTATCGATCTCTTGCATGTTTTGTATTGTATCACGGATTGTTGTGTAAGTTCCATCTAAAACTTGTTCTAAGAAATCAACTTTATTGTACAAATTTATTATTACATACAATTGTACTATTGATACTATACCAAAAAATACTAGTGCTATTGTCTCAATCATTTTCAAATAACCCCTTTAGTTTGCTAACATCTAGATTTTTTACTAGTTCTTCTTCTTGAGATTCACCTTTCATATACTTTGGAAAGTCTATACGAGATTCACCTGATAACATAAAAGTTTCTTTCTCTTGCCTAGCAGCAGAGCAATCTGCAAAGTGTATAATGTGAGGCAAATTAGTTTTCATTGCTTTCCATTCTGCACCTTCCATAAAGTAAGATGTATTTTGTTCGTTATACAGCCCATCTGCAAGTCTAACACCTAAGTATTCTGATTCTGACATTGTAATACCAAACTGGTTTAGTATCCATATTGCTCTATCAGTAACTGTCATATAGTGTATTGCGGGATTGTGGTTATAATATTCTTGTAACTTCTTTGCACGCCATTCATCTGTGTTTGCAGAATAATAATCATCGTCCATATTTCCAATCTTTCCAAGGTCATGGAACATAGCTGCAAATACAACGGACTCAGCTGATATATCATCAACGTGCATACCCTGTGCTTTGAATAGCTCATAGTAACTTAACGACCACTGTATTATATTAAGAATGTGCGCTACGTAACCTCCTGGAAATGCGTTGTGATACCAAGCTCTCCCTGAGGCTGGTGCCATTATCATTCTTTCTTCGAAATGTTTGTGAAGTAACTTTATTTTTTCTAGACGTTCACCTGTAAAGTGAGTCTCTATAACTTTGTTTAGTTCAGACCAATTCTCTTGTATCTGATCTGCGTTTGGTCTCATGCGTTCTCCTTAGTCCAATTTAATTTAAAAATATCTACGTTTGTAAATTTGTACGGCTTGACATGTTCTGATTCTAATATATCAACTACATTTACCCATTTAGGATTCATCGTATCTCTAACTTGATAAACACCGTCTTTTCCGTCTGTTCCTTTTAATAATACAAAGTCACCGTAATTAAATGGGCCTCCCCAACGTGTTAGTAAATTACGTGATAGTGCAACAAATTTATATCTAGATGCGTGATGTATTCTTATTCTAGTTCCATCAGCTGTTATGTCTGGTGTGTCATCACATTGAATCTCATTTGGTTGATACATTGTTACATCAACTTTAATTCCGTGTTGATAAAACTCAGAGAGCCTGTCAGACAGACCTTTGTTTTGACTTGCAAGAAACTCATAGTGTTCATGATATGTTTCTTTATTTGCCTTCATAAAACGAGTGGCGACATAGCCGTTTATCGTAGTTATAAACGCAATTAATATTAGATATTTGCTTAAGTTCTGCATCTTTGTGCTCTCCTTTAATTTGTTATGTATAAATCTAACCCTTTTTTAGGACAAAGTAAAGGCTTTTTTTGCTTTTTTTGCTTTTTTTAGTCAATATCTAGACTGTATTTCTTTGACAATTCTATTTTTTCCTGTTGTCTAGATTTCTTCTTTTTTGTTTTGTGTACTTTTGTCGCTGGTATTGGAAAGTCAGACATCTTTGGTTTGTAGACTTTTTTCATAACTACTCCCATTCATCTGAATCAACGAATTGGTCATAACCCTGATCTAAATTTTCATCATCAATTTGTAGATCTTCTAATAGTAATTCAACAGCTGCCCAGTCTTTTTCATAGATTGCAGCTTCAAGACGTAATATTATTTCTTCACGTTTCATAATATAGGACTCCTGTCTGTTCCCTACTAAGTATGGATATTCAGGTAAATTTAGGCTGCTTATTGTTGTTGAATTTTTATCAACATTGTATAATAAATTAATTCTCATGCTTCACCTAATTTATAATTTAACATCTCTGCTTTTTTGCCACGCTTATTGTTAACTTCCTTCCAGTAATCATAAATCATATGCTCAAATATTTCCTGTACACACTCATTAATATCCTGATTGATGTACTCTGATTTGGGCATAAGCGCAGGTAGAACTTTCCAAACCTTTGACAGCTCATACTGTAATGTTTCAAAGTCTAATATTGGTGCTGATTGATCTATCATGTCTTGATTCTCATACATTTAAATATCTTCCTCTTGTCGCTTTGGTGTGTCCGGCATCTTAATTATTTGTAGCTTCATCTCCTCAAGCTTGCTTATCCATTCTTCTAACAACTCTATTATTTTTATTTTTGTTACATCGTGATCGTCATTGTCAAGTATTTTATCCACCCATTTTTTATAAATGCCTAAAAAACCAGACAACCATATTGCTATTTCAGACCTCTCTTCAGGCCAAGACTTATTCATCATAATCTCCTTAATTAAGTGTAAAGAATAACTTGTATCTAAACTTTCTATTTAAAAAGTATAGTGTTATTATTGCTTTATAAAGCAAGTCCAAAGCTTTATTTTTTGTAGTAAATTCTAGCTCATCAACAATAATAGTATCATCCTGCGTTGGACCATGCTTTTCTATCTTATGTCTGTGAGACCAGAATTTTATTCCAAAAAAGTTTCCTTCTTTTAGAATGTCATTGAAATAAAGTTTATTCATATCTGTGGTGTATGTAACAACTTTAAACGTTATCAGTCTAGATAACATTAATATTTTAGTTATTGCTCCTCGTCTAAGGCCTCTGTGATGCACTACCTCGCAACCTAACGGAGTTAAGTATTTTAAGAGTTTTCCGTCTTTAGTCGTAAATTGCTTCTTAACAAACCAAAATGATTTATTTTTTATTACAGTTGTAAATTTCATATTTTTCTTATTTCCAATAAGTATCGTGGCGAAGTCCCTTAATTAATAAAGCTTCTTCAATTTTTTCTGCTATCACTTGTCTAGCTGCAATAGATTCTAAGTTTGTTTGTGTTTTTGAAAACTCTTCTAAGACGTCTTCTATCACTTTTTTATCAATTGTCAATTCTATCTTCTTTTTCATATTAACCCCAAATCATAAAATAACAGTAAACACCAGCAAGAAAAACACACACAGCAATCTTTAAATACTCCATAATTTCATCTTGTTTTGTAAATGATATAGGGCTTTTTCTTTTTTCTACTTTATCCCAGCTTGTCATTATTTTTCTCTCTCCTAATAAGTTCCATTATGTATTGCCTGACTAATTCTCCTAATTGCATATTGTTAGGATTTTCCTCTACTAATTCTTTAACTACATCAATTGGTTTTTTCATATAGCTGTCCTGTCCCAATCAATTTCATATCCGTCATTTAAAAACGTTTGTGCTCGTTTATATTTCATCACTCTTACAGCATCACCTTTTTTAATTGTAACCAATCTATTACGACCAATTTTCTTTTCTGTTCTCTTAACAGTAGCATCTATTTTTCTATCCATACAAATTACTCCGTTTAAATGATCAATCTCATGCTGTACGCAGACTGCTTCTAATGTCCTTAATGCTCTGTCTTGCTTTTTATCATCTGTTTCCCAGCTTCCTTTTCCAGATTCTCCTGTGTCTACGCCACTAAATATCATCGTGCCTTCAACAGTATCTGAGCTAACTTCTACTGTTTCGTATCGTCTGGTTCGTACTCTTTTGCCAGGGTAAGATAGACAACCTTCATAATAATTAATCTCATTTTCCTTTGATATAATCTTCGGATTGATGAATACCAAAGGCTCACGAACATTGACAACGGCCACTTGTGCATCAATTCCCACTTGATTAGCTGCCAACCCAATACCGTCTTTTCTTTTGTTAAGTATCTGAAATAGTTTCGTTGCGATAGCCATTCCTTCTTCAACGGTGACCTCCTTTAATTGCTTACGTATAACAGGATTGTCATGCTTATTACAGTCTATGACTTTTTCCAAGATGTCGCCCCTACTTTTTTTATGTATAACTGTGCATCTTCATCGTTCTTTGCGACGAACTTCACCGGTACTGCATCTTTACCTACACCTTCAAGATATGTGTACGGCTTGTAGTCTGAAAACTGTTTACTTTTCTTTGCCATTGATTGACTCCTTATATAACTGATTGATTGATTTTGTGTCTCCACCTTGTTTTATCAAGGCCTCTTTTCTTGTCATTATTGTCATTGGAACATCAGATAGATTTAATGGTCTACCATATAGATCACACATAACTTTTTCTTCTAACCATTGTGTTTTAGTCATTATTCCCAGATCCTCGCAATCCTTCTTATAAAACCCAGTGTTGCTCCAAACCCTAATGCTATTCCAGCTACTTGTAGGTTACCCATATACAATGCTATCGATGATAACAGATATGCTGTGAATCTAAATACTCCATATATTGAAAAGTCATTTTGATTTTTTAACTGTGTTTTTCTATCCATTACTTACCTGCCTTATGATTCAAGAAATCTTTTTGAGCTTCAATTGCCTTCTTAAGTTCTTTCTTTTCTGCTGCCATCTTAATAAGCTTCTTAGTTTCTTTTTTTCTTTTAACTTCTTTTGCTGCTAGTCTGTCTTTTTTAATAGCACCAACGTCAGTGACTTGTCTCTTACCTTTAAGTTTAGGCTGCTCCACACCCTTGTGGTAGACGTTGCCCTCACTGTCCACAAATTCCTTCATCCATCTCCATCCACGTGGACGTCCAGTAGATTTAGAAGTTCCACTGCCTTTTCCGAATAGTTTTTCTCTTTCGTTTTCTGTCATCAAGCTTAAACATAAACGCATCACTGCAGTACTACACAATACAGATTTAATATTTGTGCTTACATTAGCAACAGGTTCTCCTGTTTCTCTACAGTCCATGTATGCCACCCCATCTATGAAGTAGCCACCATTTTTCTTGAATGTTTCATTCATATATTATTTTCTCCTTATAAAGAATATTGTGAGTTAAATTCACAGTTCATTAAAATAGATGTGTAAAGATCATCATGATTATCTGTATAATCCTCAGCACCAAAATCTACATATATCTCACCTTGATTAACACTATTTTCTGTGTTATCATATATGTGATGAACATGTATTTCAAAATCATTTTCTTCATATACAGCACCTAATTCTGATACGTTCCTATCTTTATCGATGAAGCCTAAATCTTTCATGTAGTCTATGAAACCAATTTGTTCATCTGTTTGTTGATTGTCTAACATTGTTTTGTTATCGAAAAGTTCTTCTTTCATTGTAACCTCTTATTTGTTATGCTATAACTTAAGCCTTTTTCGCGACAAAGTAAAGGCTTTTTTTTAATTATTTTTAATTTTTTCTTCATTACGCTTATTTATTTCGCGTAAATCTACTGCACCCTTTGGTAACTCTGCTTCATAATGAATACCTTCGTTACCATTCTGACCGATTATATCCATTCGCTCTTCGTCTTCTTCTGTGTATAACGGGATGTCCTCTTTTGGTGGCTTAACTTTTTTTGGTTGTTTTTCTTTATACATCTCCCACCAACGTTTTTTATTCTTCTTGCGCTCTTTCTTAACTGGAACACCTGTTGACAATTCAAATGCCATATTTGCAGCAATAACAAGTGATACAGCTAACGGATCAAATACGAAGATTAATATGAATATAAAGAATTTTACAACTGTGTCTATTTCAGTATTAAAAACTCTTGCCAAATAGATTGCCGGTCCAACATCAACACCTGTATCAACTAACTGTGCCTTTAGATCACCTATTTCTTGTTTAACATCTAGTGTTTGCTTATTGATTTCAGTAATTTGTGGCTGGTATTCTTCTCTTAACTTCTTTCTAGCAGTCCTGTAATTATCAGGTAATTCTGCTATAGCGTCTTCTAACTCTTTTTTTAGAAAAACTTTATCTTCATTTAACTGTTCTAGCTTGTCTTCTTTAAACATAAGCACAGTAGACTGTTTTTCAAAAGTTGTAGTTGCTCCCTGATATGCATTTGACAAATAGCCAAATATACCTGCTGAAGTAATTACGATAAGAATAAGTGTGCCGACTAATAAATAGTTTCTTAAGAACGTGGGTACTGTATTCCAATATCTGTAGAGAAATGAGGCTGTCACTAACTTAGCAAATTCTAGTGATCCTGCCATTATAACAACACTCATTTGTGCGCCGGCAAATAACTTTGATAATCCGAACACAGAGAAAAATGCTGCACTGAATGCTACAGCGCCAGCGCTAATCGCGACTAGGTACGGAAATAATTTTGAGTTTACAAAATCCATATAGTATTAAATATCATCGAACTCAGCTTCTAGAATGTTTTGACAAAAGTAATATTCATTATTATTTCTTAAGACTGTATCAGCATTCCACTGTATTTTCCAAAACTGAGTCCCCCTTTCATCACAGCTGGGGACAGATTGTTTTCCTTTTACAAGGTACAACTGCCCCGCAACTTCGATGATTTGTTTCACTATGAAGCCACCCTAAGCCTACACACAATTCCCGTTTTCCTTAGTTTATAGTGTAAGAAACGGAAAATCACCTCTTCACAGATCAACGTCATAACCTTAACTTATTTTAACAAAAGTTTTCTTAGGTTGCTCTGGCTCAATCTTCGGTATTTCAATGGATAAAATACCATCTTTGAAATTAGCCGTAATATCATCACCGTCTAGTGATTCACCTAATGTAAACTTTCTCTCAAAAGCAGAGTGCTTTAATTCACGCCTAAGAACTGTAGCCTCGGCATCTTCATCAAAACCGTGCTTGCTGCCTTTGATTGTCATAACTCCATCTTCGACTTCAACGTCTAGATTCTTTTTGTCAATTCCAGGTATTTCTGCAACAACACCAACTTTGTCTTCGTACTCATACACATTAACTTTTGGGTATGCTGTTCCAGAAAATGGATTAACCCCAACAGTCTGCGCGACTTCTGGGAAGTTTGTTTCAAACATACTATCAAACATCCTGTCAAATGGTGTTAGAAAGTCATCTCTTTTTATTATTAAGCTCATTGTTTTTCTCCTTATGTTATTCTTATGAACTAACTCGAGTACCTAATTGATTAGCGTACCCATATATTATAGAGAAAAAACTATGCCAGACTTCACCGTATGTCATATTGTCATCCTTTTTTTATAACTTATTTTTTTGTATGTCATTTTGACTTACCTTAATTCTGCTCCAATAGCTTTTGCACATTCTTTAATTCTATTATCCCATTTATTTCTTCCTATGGCATCTAGAATTTGTTGTGATTGTGTCCTGTTGAACGGCTTTGTAATTACTTTGTCTTTTATGTGAACAACAGTATTGTCAGACTTCGCACAGCTTTCTAAGAATTTTAGAACTTCTGCGAATTGATTGTAAGCCGCAACATTTGCGCCGATTCCTTTTGTCTGGTTCGTCAGTAGAATGTACTGATCATATCCTGATAGTTGATTGTATTCCATTTTTATACCTTTATGTTTAAGTTTGAAAATTGTAGCAGTATTATTGCAATTGCTAATATTATAGAAATTATTGTGTGCCATGCCGGTATTTCGTTTAGTATTAACCATGTCATAATGCCAAATATAACTGTTCCTAAACCAAAACCAATCATTCTTATATTCCATACACCACCAAAAATTAAGTATGATAATGATGCTGCTTTCCACAATAGCCAACCGATCGGTATTCCGAGCAGCACTACTACTATGTCGTTGTTAAGCCATTGGCCTAATTTTCCTTCAAGAAATTGTCCCTGTATTTGAAACCAAGCAAATACATTCGCAACAACTAGATAAATTATTAATACTGTAATTTGATTCATATTCCTATTATATCCTCATCATCCTTTCTTTCAGGATAGTATTCATCTTCAACTTGATTAGCTTTTAAATGTTCTTCTTTTAAACGATCCATTTTTTCTTGATCAGCATTTAATGCTTGATAGATAGTAGTAAATAAATCTTTTATTGCAGCCCATAGTGATTTCATACTTGGCTCCCTCATTTGTGTGTGTGAAAGAATTTCTTTTTATTAAAAGTCTTAAGTAGATCTTTGACATCATCTAATTCTTTTTGAATAGTATTTAATTGTTTATTAATCTTCTTATTAGACTTATCTGCTTTATCATCTATGTCTTCTGTCATCATGTATAGATCATCTAGATCTCCACCGATTTGTGCCATTCGTGATTGTGTTAAGTTGACTGATGATGCGAATTCATCAATCGTTACCATTCTATTTAGTTTAGTGTCTATGCCTCTTTTCATCTCAGCCAATGCTTCATCTGCAACCTGACCAGACTCTATAAGTTTACCTAAGAATGTAATATCATCTAGTATTTTTCTTAACTGACTGACATAACTCTGTATTGTTTTTGGATCACTTAGATCAGTGAACACAGCGACTCTTTCATCAGTCTTTTTATATTGTTCACCTAATTCTGCTACACGATCGTTTGCTTTTTGAACACCAAGATACAACCCTGATGTAAAGCAAAATAAACCGCATGCAGCTATTGCTATTGCTTGCTTCATATTTTTACCTCAATTCCTATTTTAGCTTTATAAAATTCTTTGCCTTGAAGTTTGGATATTTCGCCTACATTATACAACCTAATTTTTTCAGTGAGCTTGTATGACACTTTAAACTTGTCTTCAAATTCAAACGTATCTCTACCGTCTTCTTCACTTGGCGGTAAGTAGCCATCAAAAGAAACATCAACTTCTATTTTATCTTTGTAATACGACTTCTTTTTAGACATACCAAAAGATATGAATGT